CATGGCCCAAAAAATTATTGAAGAAGGTTTACTCCCTGTGGAAGAGTATTACGGCTCGGAAGTCACGTTGTATTATCCTGGGTTATATGCTGGCAGTACTGACTTGGTATGCAATCATAACGGTTTAGAAACTATCGTCGACTTTAAACAAGCGAATCGTCCTAAGAAACCTGAATGGGTTGAAGATTATTATTTACAAGTGAGCGCGTATGCTATGGCTCATGACTATGTTTATAAATCAAAGATTCAACAAGCTATCATTATGATCTGTACTCCAGATCTATATTATCAAGAATTTAAATTACAAGACTCTGAGTTAAAAGAATGGAAACATAAATTTTTAAAAAGATTAGATATGTATCACGAACTTCAATTCGATGAGAAGAAAATAAGTAAACCCTATAACGCGGAGGATTTTTTCAATGGCGCCTAACGGAAAAACTAAACCTAAAGTTTATATTGCCATGCCTTGTTATGGCGACATGAAAGTTGAGACCTGTGTGTCTTTGTTAAATACTTATACGGCACTCGCACACGCTGGAATTGAATGTAAATTTAAATCAGTTCGATCTTCTTTGGTTACTCATGCGAGGAATCTATCTACATGTGGATTTTTACATAGTGGTATGGACTATATGTTATTTGTGGATGCTGATGTAGAGTTTCAACCTGAAGCTGTAATGAGAATGCTTGTTCCTAAAATGGACATCGTTTGTACACCTTATAGAGTCAAAAATAAACCAGGAGTTGTAGACTATGCTGTGACTTATCCTGATCCTGAAGCGATTAAGATATTGCCATGGGATTTGGTTGAGATCTCTCAAGGTCCTGCTGGTTTAATGTTAATCTCTCGTAAAGTATTTGAGACACTAATTTCGAAACATCCTGAAATGAAATGTGAATTCCCTGAAGATGCTCGAGCTAAAATGAATGCTGAGATTGGTACTGAAGATGACGCGGTTGATAAATATTTCTATAATTTCTGGGATACTAGCTTTAAGGATCAGGTGTGGAAAGGTGAGGATCTTGCTTTCTGTAACTTGTGTACTGAGGCTGGATTCAAGATATACGCGAATCTCGACTCATGGACCACGCATCATGGATCATTTGGCTGGAAAGGGAGATTCGGAGACTCCCTTATTAAGAAGCCTAAATAAGACTAAATTGTGGCAATTCTGCCTTATTCCTGACATAATTGGCCCTACTATAGGGATCTAAAAAGTTTTAAAGAAAAAATTATTTTTTTTTGAGCAAAAAAAAGTGTACTTTTGTACTTTTCAAGGTAAAATGGCATAAACACTAGCTTTTTATGGGACAAATTTAAGGACACTTTTTGTTTTTGGTACATTATTTTTTGTACCATCCAGAATATATACAGAAATCCCGCGCTTGTAGGTTTTGCAACTTTTTTATTTTTTTTAAACTTTTTAGATCCCTATAGTAGACGAGCCAGAATTTCTTTGCTACAAGGTAACATGCCTAAGAAGAGAAGAAAACAAGTCGTGACTCATTCAACTCCCGAGCTGCCTTTTCCTAAAGTCCGAGTGGAGTGGATCGATATCTTGAGCGATTCGGGCTGGGCTAGTGATAAAGAATTTGACAAGATGAAATTAAGTTTTCCTGTAAATGAAGGTTGGTTGTATAACAAAGATAGATATGCAATTAAACTATTTGCTTCTTATGACAAAGAAGATGATGGGACTTTTACTTTTGGGGATCGGACGATGATTCCGATGTCTGTTGTGAAGAAGATTCGGAAGATTTAGGCGCTTCAATTGCTTCACCTTCAACAGTCTTTGCATTTAACAGAGGCGCGTAGTCGTCTAAGATTTGTTTCATTTTTGCTTCTAGTTCTTCTTCTGACATTTCCTCTAACTTACCTGTTTTTATTATTTTTCTGTCTATGTATAATCCTGCTGCCTTTCCACGATTTGTTTCAGCGTTCACAGCAGAAGAGAAAGAGCCTTTCTTTAGAGCCATCTCTTTGATACGAGCAAGTTCTGCTACGTGGTTTTCATAACTTACTTCAAACTTCTTAAGTCTTTCTTCTTTTAGTTTACCTAAATATTGCGCAACAAGTGGTGACAGTCTTGGATTCATTAGTTCTGATCCTTCTTGTCTACATCTTTTTTCAGAATAGCCAGCTAGTTTAGCTGCTTCTGATTGTGAGACTGGACCATCTGGTCCACCAAATACTACAAATTCGGCAAACCTCTTTTGCATTTCTGTCAATCTTTTTGGAACTCCCATGTTGACAATTTAGGGTAACTATCCTATATTGTCAATATAAATTATGACAGATAATAAAGAAAACGGTCTTGAAGAAATACTAGAACTCCACCAAAAAGAAATTTGGGAATGGAAACAAAAAGAATCTAAGTGGATTAAAACTGATAATCAATTAGCTGGCTGTAAGAAAATTATAGTAGAACTATCTGCTAAGATAGTACAGTTAAAAAAAGATATTGATAGACTTGCAGAAGAGAATAGTAATATTCGTACTATAGATTCTTCCCATAAATCATTAAATGGTGAATTACAAAAAGAAATTGGAGAAGTAAAAAGAGACAACAAGAGATTAGCCGATCAGGTTGTAAATTATCGAGAGCAACTGAGAAAAGCTGGTCTATGAGAGTACAAGATCTTCAACAGTTCCTATCTAGCTTTACTGCGGGATCCGATGCTGTAAAGAATGCTGTAATACTTTGTGAAGTTAATGGCACATTGTATGATGTAAGAAGAATGGAAGTGCATGAGAATTCTGCTCCCATCGTAGGTTTCAAAGGTCACACAGCACATAGATTAGTTCTAAAAACTAAAAAACCATCATCAATAATCTTACCTGACAAGCTACAAAAAGATTATTAAATGGACGACGAAGTTACCCCTAAAAAGTCATGGGCCCAGAGGCTAAATTATATAAAAAATTGCGTAGAGTTTGCAAAGAAATTTCCTGGATTAGGATTGAAAACCTTAGCAGTTTGGGGACTCCTGATCTATTGGGCTACAATACTTCTGGCACATTTTTCACATTAGAATTAAAAGTAACCAAGAGTAAAAAAATCAAATTCTCACCCCATCAAATTGCGTTCCATGTGAAGCATCCTAAGAATACTTACATCCTTATCGAGGCCCTTGGTCAAAGGTCCTCGAAACTTTTTCAAAGAGGAAATTATTTCCTGATCCCTGGTTCACGAATCAGGGAGCTTGTTACTTCTGGCTTGGAGCTTGGAGCTTGTGGCTTGCCGCTTGGCACTTGTTGCTTGGAACTTCAGAACCTGAACTAGGTTCTGGTTTAGGCTTGGAGCTTGGAGCTTGGACCTTCGCCTCCGGGGCAGCGTGGAGCTTGTAGCCTGAGGCCTTCAGTTCTTTGAGTCTTTGAGGATTCCAATAATACATTAGTGCTTGCCGTAACTTACATTCTTAACTGATTTTGTCCAGCAGGCTCTGCATTCTTTGCACTTGCCTCCCTGTGATGGTGCCGGACAGCTGGCGCTCTTCGTTACAACTGTCGACGTGTTGGGCCAACAGGTTGGGGCTGGTCCATCAACTTTCGAACCAGACAACCTGATCACCAGGTTGTCTGGAACTTCAACAGGAGACACAGCCAGCAGGTATTGACGCTCTTGAGTCGGGAGCCAGTGATTGGTCCCTGGCGTTAACCTGCAGACTTCAAAAATTTTGCGTAAGTGATCAACAGACTGGAGGTCCCCGGCGTCGTGCCAGCGGAACCAGGTCTGTCTTTTAATTTGTGCTACCATAGCCATGGTCCATGAGTCATGCTTCAGGCTGTCCAGGCGGTAGTACTGAGCTTTTTTAATTGCTGGATATCTTATATAATTTCCTTTCATTGCATAACAGCCAAAGCACGGTGTGCCCGGGACCTTCCGAAGCTTGGCACCTGTTTGACATGCCCATGCTGGAAGACTGTAGCTTAGGCCAGGCATCTTGCTGGTTCTAGTCATGCTTCCGGTTATTTGTTTAGCTTCTTTAACTTTCATACTTTCTAAATCCTTTATAATCCTTTATTTCTTTTTGTCAAGCTTGGAGCTTGTGGCTTCAAATATGTAAATTTAATTTTAATACTTTTAAAAAACTCTTCACAGCTGGCCAGATAAGCCCGCGGAAGCGTTGAATGCTCCCGCAGGAAATAGTGTGTTAAGTCGTTGTGCTTAATTCTCTTCATCTTCCCATCCTTTTATTTGATTTAATAAACCCTCTGCACATTCGTGACGTCCGTAAATAATATCATCTGTACCATCAGAACATATTTCTGCTTCATTATTGTCTTTTGCATCAACAACATCTTGGTTGTCTTTAACTTCTTCTTTTAACCATTGTTTAACTTTATTAAGTATTTTCTTTGACATAATTTCTCCTTTCTAAATTCATCCTACCATCTCCAGGACAGGCTGTCAAGCTTGAAGCTTGCCACTTTAGAATCATTCTAAAGTGCCCTGATCCCAGGTCCATTAATTCGGTACCGTTAACTTCAATGAACGAACCAGGCAATTAATAGACCTGGGATCAGTTGTTGTCCTGTGTAGGCGAGCCTTTCAGTTTGCAACCTTACCGGGCCATCCAGTACTGGATCGCGACCTAAACTATAGCGGTTAAAATCCCGCAGTGATCAACATCTGATCCCAGGTCCAAGTACCTCCAGTATGTCGTTGTGACATCCTTGGACCAGGGATCAGTTCTGGTTCATAACACGAAGACGG